GTCGTGATTAAATTATCTGCCATATATATATGTTACTCTATAGAGTATCCTAATCCCGCTCCGATGCCGAACCCAGCTTCCGCTGCAAAGCCACCTTGTAATGAAACAACATCATCTGCTGCTGCATTTATACCAAGCGCTCTTCTTCTAACATCTTCGAAGGACGATCCCTCCTCATTACTATTACTGCTTTCATTTAAATCTACACCCTGAATTGAAGCTAAGAATTTTCTTTTCTCCGACTCAGACTTTTGCATTGATTTAAAAGTCTGGATTAACTCTGGCATTGAAAGATTATCTTCTAGTTGTTCGTAATTTATCCAATTACCAAGAAGAAAAACTTCCCCTTCTAAAGCGGCTAGATCTAGTTCTGACCAGCCAGTACTGCTGCCGCTAGTAGGTTTGGGTCGTCCATCTTAATTCCGCCGCAAATTTCTAAAATGCGATTGATAGTTGGAACGTCAAGTGTATCTTCAAATGCGTCTTTATCTGCTACTAGGTCTGGGAGCTGCTTTTTTAATGCTACTCCACATGCCTCAATCAGAATTGTTAATGTCTCATCTTCTGATGTTACTTCTTGTGTTCTTTGAATGACCTTCATAAACTCACGAAGCTCTTTAATTGTTAAAGGCTTGAGCTTAACGACTGCGCCATTTTGTAATTGAATTTCTTCAACATCGTATACTGTAGTTGCCAATTTAATCCTCCTAGGATTCTGTCTTAATTATTGTATCATATGCAAAATATAAGAGCAATAGAAAGCCCCCCAAGAAATTGGGGGGCAGTCTATTAATTAATTAAATTAATTACGCTGAAAGAACACGGTCTACAATGAAACCATATTCTGAACCTGCGTGAGTTGACTCACCAGATGGTAGCAAACGGAATGTTACTGGGAATGTTGATGCTGCGTTACGAGCCAAAGAGAACTGTGACTGTTGTACAGAAAGAACACGACGTGCATAATATACACGCTCAGTTGAAGATTCAGTTGAAGAAGTTGGTGCTTGACCAACTGCAATAAGCTGACGCTCTGTTGGCGCTTCGCCAAGAGCTCCACCTGCAAGACCTAGCTTTTTGCCAGAATCTGTAAGTGTATCTGAACGCTGACCGAATACAGCAAGAACATTCTCAAGAGTACCTTCTGCCATTTCTGTTGCGATCATAACTTCCATTGTCTCCTTGAAAAGCTTTGCTGAGTCAAGAAGCTGATCTACTGTTACTGAACCGTATGATGGGTTGTATGTAACCTGAAGACCGTTGTTTGTGTAACCTACGTTACGATAAAATGCACCCTTTGTATCAAGCGCTGGTGATACTGCAGCTGTTGCTGCAGGCGCTACATCTACCAAGTTCAAAGAATCTGTGTATGATGTTTGCGCTTTAAATGCTGGTACTGTCTTATTTTTACCTGCTGAAAACGCATTAAGCGATCCAGCTGGAGCTGATGCTACATAGTCTGGGCTGGTGATGTCTGTTACTGAAAGAAACAGTGGTGACGCACCAACTAGAATATTTCTAGCATTACCTGTATTTTGTGCCATTTGTAAAACCTCCTATTAAATAAACATATATATGTTGACTTACTTTTAAATCTAAATCAAAGCTGGCTAGGCTCTCTTTTTCCTCTTGCCTAATTTTACTGGATAACTAGACTAAAAGCAACTAGTTGAATCTGCCCCTAGAATCTGTAGTCCTTGAATACTTGACCTCTAGGATTACATCTGTGGACATGAACCCTTTGAGTTCTGTAGACGGGTCTATTGGTGATGTTTCTACTATATGAATGCTGTGGAATATTAGCTTATTTGTTTCTTTGTTCTTATTTACGTCTTTTGCGGATTCATCCATTCTTCTAAATAGGTCCGTCATAAGATTTCTGGTTTCATATATATCAGTGATATCGGTAGAATATATTGTAAATAGTATTTTTTCGCAACATATCATCCAATTCTCTTCATAGGACAATCCTATCTTGTCATAGACTATATGCTTTTTGCCGTTTAAAAATTGATCTATTTCTGGGGATTGCTGGACTGGGATGATTGGAATAATTTCTACCCCTAGGTTATCTGAGTAATAGTCCCTCTGATTAAATATTCCCGCATCTTTTAGTTCTTTCCACAAAAATTTGCGAAGCTCGAACATTGCGTCTATTTTATAATCTATCGTCATAGTGAGCCTCCAAATGCTGATTGTAATGATGCGTCTGCCTGTGATCTTATTTTACCAGCGCTAAAGCTATATTGCACTTTTTTAATATTCATTGGAACATTTAGTGCTTTTGTCATCCTTGAATTAAATATTCTTTGTAGCCCAGATGATTTAATAGATGCATTTACTAATTGCCCTCCAAAAAATCTTCCAAATGATAAAGAGAATTGATTTGTGGCTTGGGCTCCTCCAGGCCTCCTGACGGTTACTGAGCTACCTTTTGGCATGAACACGGTTTCACCATCAAGTTCAAATACTAAACGCTCAGCGGACCGTGGGCGGATTATGACGGGCATTCCAGTTTCCATGACAAGGGCTTTATTGGCAAATATGTATTTCTTTTTTTGTTTTTTATTTTTAGAGGGAACAGAAGATTTAGATAATTTAAAATCATAGTTTATTCTAAAGGACAGGCCGTCTATATCTATTCTAGATAATTTAAATAATCGTGCAGTTGGCAATCCTGCCTTTTGCCATTCATACATATGATGCAAGGACTTTGGTCTTACTCTTGCCTGTGAATCAATATAGTCGCCAAAGTCTTTGTCTATTTGATTAAATATTGTTGTTTTAAATAAATTCTTAAATTCTGCATTTGTTGTTAGTTTAGAAAGAACGGCTGCTTCATAATATAGGAATGCTGATACCTGTGCTACTGTACTGTCTCTAATAATTCCTGGGACTGAGCCTGCCATTAATCTTTCAAGTCCGCTTGCAGTCTCAATTAACGCTACGCTAGAATCCAATTTCCTGGTTCTCCGATCTCTTTGCAACAGAGTTGTATGCAAGAACATTACCAAATGGATCGGTAATCGGTGTAGAGCTTATAACCTCAAATACTGTAGGGGTGTTAGTTGGGTAATTTAATTCTTTCCAAATAACATTTTCAGACATATCCCTAACATTAGTAACTTTTTCTCGGTATGTTATTTGATCTACGGTTCTAATTTCAATCATCTGCTCATTAGCATATTTATTATTTAAGATCTGTTTATTAGATATCATTCCTTTTGCGGCGCATGGCATCGTCTTATGATAAGACCATTCTTTTTTAATTGCGCCAGTATTGATATCCTGTGCATCTATCTGCAAGTATATATCGATCTTCATTGGCATCAATGAAGTTGCTAAGCTCATTTAAAATACAACCATACCATTTGTGACGTATGGAGCAAGTAGTTGATCTGCATATAGGTTACCTGTGCCAGCTACTGCACGGTCCATAAACTCAAACTTCCAATCAAATGTACTAATGTTTTTTACATACTTTTCTTTCCATGCACGATCTTTTTCAAAGTATTGTTGCATTAAAATTTTGCATGCTTCTCTAACATTATCTGGTACGTTTGCCCATCCAAAAGTGCCTTTTACTGTATATCTAAAATCTTTTTTAAATGCGCCCGCGTAACTCCTGTCATTAATTGTTGGGGGAATTAATCCATTTGCTGAATATATCATATTATCTTGAAGGTTTTGTAAACTAACCCTAACCCCATAATTTGATTCAGACACAATAGGTGTAGAGAACCAATTATCTACTATTGGGCTTGTTCCGTATACCTGAACATCTTCTTCAAACAATTTTTCAATTGCTTCTATTCTAATTGGTAGCGGAAGTATGTCAGATCCGTGTCCGTATGCAACTTGCGTTGCTGTGTAATTATAAAAAACTTGATTTGTATATGCTTCAATTAATTTTCTAGCATATTTTTCTGCCATTTGTAGTTCGTGGTAAGATTTATAATTTGGGTCAGATTGATCTGTACCTATGTTTAAATCATCTATAACATCTGATATATTTACATATGGCGTTACAATATCAACAGTCTGTATTTCAGATCCCGAAACACCATCAATTGAATAGGACCATGTAATTTTAAGTTTTTTGTCAGCAAGAGAAAGACTGTATGGGATTATAACTTGATATGTGCCAATGTCTGTTTCTAGTTTTGTGGCAGTATAGGTTGCAATAGTAGAATTAGGTGTTCCATCTGCGTTTACCTGCTTTACGGTTGCAGTAACATTTCCATCTGCATCTCTTATTTCTCCGCCCCAATAGATTTTAAATCTTATTGGTGAAGTTTGATGATTATATATTTCTGCCATTAACTTATGTTAACGTTTAGCTGTAGAAGTCTTGAACTTCCTTTGGTGTCGCTAAACGAAAACCCTCCTCTGTATCAAAGATTTTTTGAGCATCTTCTTCAGACATTGCTACAAAAGGGTGATCTTTTGTAAAAGTATATCCGTGGATATCGTATCTGTGATTATCTCTTGTCATTCTTACAAGGATGGTATTTTCTGGTTGAGCTTTTGGGTCAAACTTTGGAAGAATTTCAATTTCTTCTGTGTCTTTTTCAATTGCTTCTACCGTACTTTCATATACACTCCAAGTAACGCCTTCTTCTGCTAGAGCTGCAATAATGTCTTTTTTATTCTTTAGGCCTTCTGTGTCAACTGCAAAATCTGTTGCAATTACTTTTAATTCAGCCACCTTTAATGTGTCAAACGACATATTTTATTTCTCCTTTTTCTAGGTCCTTTAATTATAGCATTGTTAAATTTAAATGAAAAGCCCCCAAAATTAATTG